CTAGGAAGAAATGGCCCTTTGGTTATTCTCAATTTCCACCGGCGTTGCTAGTCCTAGCAACGCACCGTAGGTCTCGATTTCTTGATGCAAGGTCGTGCAACTCTGCAACACCCAAGCAGCATCTTCGCAAGCCACGTCCTCAGCAAGCTTATAATCGGCCTTAACTCGCTGCCCATGCAATCTTAGAAGATTTATTCCGATTTTTCGAAAAAGCCTCGTTTCGGTCCGGTCACCACTCATATAGTCCTGGTAAAAACCTGAGACCTTTTCATGCGTACCACCAACACACGCAGAGATGGGTGGAACTTTAACTGAATCTGCGAGGGTCAATGCACAATGGTATAAGCCGTAATAAGCACGACTGATAACCGTTCTATGGATAATTTCGTCATCGCTTAGCTTTGAGAAACGGCTCGCACTACTAAGAAAATCCGCACTATTAACGGCCATTCCTTGCCTCCTATATACAAACTTCAAGGCTCGGACTGCGGGCCGCATGCACAAAAGAATATACAACTTTATTCCAGCATCCAACCTCCATGTCGTCTGCTACCAGATCGGACAATTCATTATTCATAGCATACAGCGTTTCTGCTGGCGCTTTTATACCAAGCTCTATATTAAGATATTTATGACCGCCACAATTAAGAAGCTCAGAAGAAGCGCCTGATGGCTTGACATCGTAAGCTCTAAGTAAGTATTCAACCTTACTGAATACCTTCAAAGCGTCTTCTTCTTTTACACTCAGCGAGGAAAGATCATCAACCACATTACAAGCCGAAACTATCTGATCGTTTTTCATTATCTGCTCCTCTTGGCTAGCCCTTAAATGCAGACTCAACAGATCTGCAAATGACTGCGCCCTGCAGCTATAAAATGAAAGCTTAGCTAGATTCAATACGACTTGTGCATCAGCGGGATCTTTACGCAACGCTTCGGCAAAAAGGTCAAACGCCTTAATAATGTGACTTAAGTTAGCTGCGGTAATGGCAAAGTTCATGAGATATACGGGCAATCTACCTGCCGCGTTTAATGATCGCTCATGAAATTCAAATGCTTTAGCTTCATCACGATGAACTGCATGGTATACACCATAAGTCATCAAACCTGCCGCTGGATTGACACTTTTCAATTTGTCAATTTCACGAAGAAGACGGCGCTGCTCCATCTCGTTCAAGGGTCCACTCCCTTGATGCAACGCATTCAATCTATCGATGAGATCGCCAGAAACATCTGGCTGAGGCTGTGGCATCTTTGCGCTCCATGCTTCTAGCACTTATCCACAGGATATGAACATGCTAGACACGTCTGTGGAGGCAAATCTACCGGTTCGGGCGTTCTCCAGTCAATCTGACGGAGGGGAATAAGTCGCAAACAGCCACGAATCCTCGACATCCCTTGATCGCAAATTCACCAACCACAGCCGCCCGCAAGATTAAATCTCACACCGCAACTCATCAAACACGCTACCTACACCCCACCTCCCACAACTGATCAAGCTTCGTCGTGTAGCTCTGGCTCATCATTTCCCGGCGCATGCCCCAGTCGGGAGTGGTGGGTACCCGACCTGGGCGGAGCGTTCCCCTGCCCCACTTGGCGTTGATCTCATCCAGCACGCCCATCACGCGCTCCGAGGCAGCCGGCCGTGTAGCGGCGAACAGGTCATCGGTGTATTCGCCGCGCTGGCGTAGGTCCATCAGCAGCACCTCGGCCTTGCTGAATGCAAAGCCGGCCCGGTAAACCATCTCCAGTCCGGCCAGGGCAGCGCGGGTAATGCATCGGGTGTCATCGGTGGGATATAGCAACTCACACACCACGCCCTTTGCGAATTTAGGCTCGTCCGGATTGAACATGCCGGTGCGGATGCTCACGCGCACTCGCTTACACATCGAGTGCTGCGCCCGCAGTTTCTCGCTCGCCCGGGCCGCATAAGTCGCAACCGCCTCCCGGATCGGCCCAAGCTCGTGTAGCCGCATGCCGAACATCCGTGAGCAGCAGATCTCCTGCTTGGGCGGTGCCGCATCGTCGAGTTCCAGGCACGGCGTGCCACGCAACTCGCGCGCGGTTTTCTCGACCACTACGCTGAACTGTTTACGCAGGGTCCAGGCATCAGCCTGGGCCAGATCCCAAGCTGAGCGGATACCCATCCCGTTCAAATGCTCTGTCATGCGCCGACCAATGCCCCAGACGTCGCTCACATCGGTCACGCGCAGGACCTTGTCGCGGCGCTCCGGATCGAGCAGGTCGACCACGCCCCCGGTCTGCCGCTGCCATCTCTTCGCTGAGTGGTTTGCCAGCTTGGCCAGGGTTTTGGTGTTGGCAATGCCGACCCCCACCGGAATGCCAGTCTTGCGCAACACTTCAGCCCGTATGCGCCGCCCAAGCGCTTCAACGTTCGGTACCCCGCTCAGATCAGCAAACGCCTCATCGATGGAATACACCTCTACCGCAGGCACCAGGCCCTCGATCACGGTCATGACGCGCTCGCTCATATCACCGTACAGCGCGTAGTTGCTGCTGAACGGGACGATCCCGTGGCGGCGCAGGTCATTTTTGATCTGGAAATACGGCACGCCCATCTTGACGCCTAGAGCCTTCGCCTCTGCTGAGCGCGCGATTACGCACCCGTCGTTATTCGAGAGCACCACGATCGGCGTACGCCGCAGGTCCGGCCGGAAGACTCGCTCGCAACTGGCGTAAAAGGAGTTGCAGTCAACGAGGGCCAGCGCCCTATCAGTACTTGCCATGAATGCGCACGCTATAAGGCACCACACCCCAGACGTAGAGTTCCTCGCTTTCAAGCAAATACCGGGGCGGGTATTTGGGGTTTGCCGAGCGAAGGATGACCTGGCCACCCTGCTGTTCAAAGATCTTCACCAGCGGCTCGTTGTTGAGCGCGGCGATGATCACCTCGCCTCTCTCGGCCTCACGCCCGCGGTCTACGATTAGGATGTCGCGGTCGAATATGCCGACGTGGACCATGCTGTCACCGGCCGCACGCGCCAGGTAGGTATGCGGTGCCCGAATGTTCATCAGCTCATCCAGCGAGATGGTGCCTTCCATATGATCATGCGCGGGAGATGGAAAGCCAGCAGGCACGCAGAAACTGAAAAACGGCAGGGCAATTGTGGCTGGGGCTGCTGGTCCCAAGATATGGACGGGCATCTGTACAGACCTCGTAACTGTATGCACATACAGTATTGTAAGGCCCGCACCAGGTCAATCGAAGCAGACGTGCGGAGGCACCCATGTGTGGACGTTTCGCCCAGTACCGGATTGCGTATGAGTATCTGAACAAGATCGGCGTGCAGCTGCCGCTGTTCGGTGGCAACAATCCGGAACCAATTGGACGCTACAACGTGGCGCCACGCTCGCGGGTGCAGCTGATACATCAAGATGAGGATGGGCTGCGTATGGAACCGGTGCCCTGGGGATACGCCCCGTTCTGGGCGCAGGGGAAGAGACCGCCGGCGATCAACGCCAGGGTAGAAACGGCAGCCACCTCGAAATTCTTCAGAGACATCTGGAAGACCGGCCGGACGATCGTGCCGGCCGATGGCTGGTATGAATGGAAGAAGGACGAGACCCACCCGAAGATCAAGCAGCCCTATTTCATCACGCTCCGGTCCGGACAGCCGATGTTCTTCGCTGCCCTCGGCCAGTTCCAGCGCGGCGGGATACTGGAGCCGCGTGATGGCGATGGATTTGTGATCATCACTGCCTCAAGCGACGCCGGCATGCTAGACATTCACGACCGTAGGCCGCTGGTGCTGCCCGCGGAGTGCGCAGCGCACTGGATGGACCCAGGGTTGGAGCCAAGAGAAGCCGAGGAGATAGCGCTTGAGTATGGCCGAAACGTTGAGGAGTTCGACTGGTACCCGGTGCCAAAGACGGTAGGTAACGTGCGAAACGAGGGAGCGCATCTTATCGAGCGAATTAGCGCTCCTCTTGTATAGAGCATGATGGAGTCGTTGCTAGACTGAACTAACTACTCAAGGAGCAGTAATGGGAGCTTGGAATGCTTAGCTTTTTCACGGGAAATCACGGTATTAGAGAGCTGGGCGATAGCACCCACTTGCACCGATTCATGCCCTATAACGAGCAAACACTCGAATCGCTCTCGACTCCTTATTTATGGTTCTCGCATATCGAAAACTTCAACGACCCTTTTGAAGCGCAATTCGAATATAAATTCACACGCGATCCCGAGCGGATCATCAGTGCTGAAATGTCTAGCGGCCTGAGCGGGTGGCATTTTGCTGAAGCTGAAAGGAAGCTGTGGGAGGAGTTCAAAGAAAACCCAGACGTGTTCTACCAGAAGCGAGAAAAAAAATTCAAAGCCTGGTATGAGCAATCGGCAAACAAGGATAAATACGCATATTGCTGTTTCTTCGACGGGCAAGCCAGCCAACTACCGGATCGCAATATTTTAATGTGGAGTCACTACGGCAACGGCTTAAGAGGATTTAGGGTTACGTACAATACGGAGAAACTCCTAGGCAGCCTTGAAAAAGAAGTCCGTGCGGCATTCATTCGTTACTCAGATAGACCGCGAGTAATTGATCTAGTCGGAGAATATATAAATTTAACGGGTCCTCGAGCCGTTAGATATTCCGCAGATCTATTTTTAGAGAGCCCGACAGTGAAATCTAAGGTATGGGCATACGAATCAGAGCTACGAGTAGTCTGCATGGAGCCTGGCGAGAACCGATTCGACCCATCGGCTATCACGCGAGTGGATCTAGGGGACAGGATGTCTGCTAGCGAAAAGCGCACCGTATGTTCGCTCATCAAAAGCATGAACTCTCAAGCTCGCGTCTACATCGCGAAAGTGAAGCCTCAAGAGTTTGACGTTTATTTTGAGCCATTTTTCGGAGAATAGCCCTGCGAAACTGCGATCGCCCACTCCTGCAGGTACTCCAGCTTCGCCCGATCTCTGATCATTCCGCCTCGGATATCCCAAACAGCTGATCCAGCTGCTGCACTGAGTTCGACGCTGGTTGCATCGCCCAGGCTGCTGGAGCCGGTGGCGGCGGACACGACGGCGTCGTTACGGGCGAGGATGACTTCGATGCGCAGCCGGCGGCGCTCATCGTCAGCAGCAGAATACTCGCGGCGCAGGCGGTCGTTTTCATCTTGAGCATGGGTCAGTTTCTCGGTCGAGGTTGTGTCGAGGGTCGCGAGGCGCGCTTCCAGCACCAGGCGATCGGTCTGTTGTTTGAGGATCACCGCGGCGTTGGCCTCGGCCGTAAGGCGCAGCTGGGTCTCATGCGCCTTGCCCTGCTCAGCTAGCAGCGCGCCGTAACTGTTGGCCTGCCACTGCCAGGCAATGGCGGCGGAAAGCGCCATGAGCACAAGCACAGCTGCGCCGCTGGCGATCAGCTTGTACTGCTTCAGCCAGGCGGTCATTTCCGGCCACCGTGCTCAAGGCTGAAGTGGTTGCCATCAATGAACCGCCCGCCCCAGGTGCCACCCAGGCTTTCCCAGTATTCGCCGAGGGGCGCGTAGTCTTCGCTGCGCGTCATGTACTGGCCATCCTTAAACAGGTTGAAGTCCACAGCCAGTCGCTCCTTGTGCAGCGATCCGGCCGAGCTGTAGGACTTCTTCTCGCCAACCGCACCGTGCACACGCGGGTCACGGTAGGCATCGCCGAAGGTCAGTTCGTAGCCCTCCTGGTAGGCGTACTCGATCAGCAGGCCGACCAGGCGAGTAAAGCGGCGTTGCTTCTGTCCGAGCGTTTCGGTCATGGTTGCCTCCACAAAACAAAAAGCCCGCACAAGGCGGGCCGGGGGTTTATCAATGGTCAAAGCGAATGTTCAGGCGTTTGCAGCCGGGTGGGCAGCTCAGGCGATCCGGGATGCGATACCTACGGAACTTGATTTCACGCACGCAGAGCTGGGCCCCAAAGACAGAGCGGCAGCACTGCAGGAGCTGGAGCGGATCGCCAACCAGCTGCTGGCAGAGGCCATGCGGCTGGAAGCGCTTTAGAGATGCTGCTCGGTTACTGAGACGGAATGCACCCAGCTGATTCGATGATCGCCGGCAACTCAGCATCAAGCCTGTCGTAGGCCTGGTTGATGCCGAGGTAGGCACCGCCAGCAAGGCAGACCGAGCCGAAGCAGAACATGGTAAGAATGCGCTTGATGGAGTGCAGCATGGTTGCAAATCCTTTTGCATGGGGTGAAGGGCGCACCCTAGATCATTTTTGGCAGCCTTCCCGCGTGACCCTTCACATGTTCAGCTGAAGCCCTTGGCCGTGCTTACATTCGCACAAGCGTGCCAGCACGGTCGTTGAGGACAAAAGCGGTGCCCGCTGAATCACGTAGGATGATCTCGTTTCCAGGGCGCCCATCCAGATTGGTAACCGAATCGATCGTGTAGTTGCCCCCTGCAATCGGGTAGTCCCGCGCATATCCGCTGGCATGCGATACGATGCGAATGAGCCCCTGCATCACGACGATGATCTCATCGCCAGCCTTTCCGTCTGTATCAGCAGTCCGGCCGTAGATCGCCCATGCCGAGCTGGTGGTCGCCGGATACTCCTTCAAGCGCCCCGACTTGAGCCCGCCACTGATGACGTAGACGGTTCCTGAAGTGCGACCCACGATTTCCAAACCAGCCTTCGAATCCAGCTGAGATGTACTGAAAATCGCACTGTATCCCTGAAAGTTATAATCCTTCATCTGGTACGTGCGCGGGTCCATGAGTTTAACCCCGCCACCCATGTTGATGATGAGATCCGGGCCTGCGCCACCCAAATCGGCTATACCGAACAGCGCCCACGTTCCATTGTGGTTGAAATTTACATCCCTGAAGCTTTGAGTGGCATCGGTAATAAACTTTATGCCACTGCTGATATTTACAATTATCTCCTCGCCCGCCTTATTGTTCAGCTCCGCAATGTCTACAACCGCCCAAGAGATATTGCCAACCGAGTACGTTCTTTTGCTTTGGGTGGGATGCGAGATAATAACCAGATCATTACCGGCACGAACGACCAGCTCAGCCCCGGGCTTTCCATTGGTGTCACGGGCATCTACGAACGACCATGCCACGTTGCCAATCGGGTAATCCCTGGTCGTTCCTCCCGCCTCGACAACCCGAATTGCCAAGCCCTCGCGGTAGACCAAGTCCTTGGTTCCGTTACCCCGCAGGTCCCAAGAACCTATATATGTTGCACCAAGGCTCGCCTGCGAAGCCAGAAGCGAAATGCAACCCAGCAGAACAACTTTCCATTTTTTCATGGCTTTCTCCATATATGAATGCAACGCAAACCCGCATCGAAACGGTAATAAAACAAAGCAATTAAAAACATGACTCAATTCACTTTTAAGATCGGAATAACCGAGCCCCGACGAACGGCGCAGAGTTGATTTAATAGCGTTTTAATGGCCTCACCAATACTGAAAGCCCTACAGTTATTAACTCTTAAAGCGCGAATCTTGTTCAGCTCGTTTAAACATCCACATCAAAATGCGGCAGCTCCGGTGCCGGCCCGGTGATCGTGCCGTCCGCAATGTATGCCTTGCTGCTTACCGGCACGTCGATGCCGCGCACGGTGATGCGGGTGCCGGTGCGCAGCTCCACCTCACTGAGGCCTGAGATGGTATCGATGCTGCGCACCGTGGCGACGGTGCGCACACCGCCGGGCAACAGGCCGATGAAGCGCTTCCAGGGGTTTGTCGTGGCCATCAGTGGTGCCGCTCCAGTTTGATCTGCTGTTTCACCCGCACCGCGCCGGTGCCCTCGGCGCTGATATCCACCGCCAGGCACAACCCCACCCAGGCGCCGGAAGACTCCGGCACGCGGCAAAGCTGCGCCGGCAGCACCAGGCCGACGCCGTGGTCATCGTTCACCGGGAACAGCGGGATGGTGAAGCTGACGATCTCAATGTTGCCGCCCTTGCTGAGCTCGTGAATGCCACGCGCCTGGTTGGCAGGCTGGTCAGTTAGCCAGTCCTCGAACACGTCCGGCGTCGGATTGTCGCCAGCGGTGCCCGCGCGGCGGACAAGCATGCTCACGCCGTGCGACGTGCCCGAGGTGTAACAGGCGTTCCAAGCCGGTTGCGGCGTCCACTCGCCGCCCAGCTCGGTCATCATCGCCGGCGGGATGATGCGGCTGATCGGCGTGTCGACATCTTCCCAGGCCCAGGGCGGCGCCGGGTAACGTGGCACCACCTCCAGCGCATCCGCATCCCGCGTGGGGCGCACCACCCCGCCTACCGTTTCGGCGAGCCGGGCGATCACCTGCATGGCGGTCTGGCTCTGGTAGCTGAAGGCACCGGCCGGGAGTGTCCAGTCGGTCGCCTGCCAAGCCAGGGTGAACCCCGTGTTCAGCAACTCAGCCTCGGCCGCCTGGGCGGCATTGATCGGTGCGTTGTTCAGGCTGGTGCGCAACGGCGCATAGGGCGCGGCCAGTAGCTGCGGACGGGTTGCCCCGTTGATGCTGTAGGCCTCCGCCGGGAAACGCAGCTGCCGACTGTAGCGCTCGACCAGCACCACCCATGTCCAGCCGTTGATATCCAGCTCGACCGTCTTGGCGCCGTCCGCATCAGGGCGCACCAGATCGAGGGCGGCCTGGGTGAAGATGTCGGCGCTGAAGCTCCAGCTGAACGAGTCAGCATCCAACGCCACCCGCACGTTCTTCGCCTCGATCGGCGTACGACTGGGCAGCACCACCAGGTTGACGGTGTTGGCGATCATGTAGGTATCCAGAATCTCGGGGTCGGGTGGCGGTTCGGGCAACGGCTTCACCGGGCCGGGGTAATCGACATAGGGCATGTCAGTCAGCGCGCCGTCGACCTGCCGCGCCCTGCCCCAGGGCAGCGTGCTGCTCAGGCTCAGCCGTCGCGCCGATTGCCAGCGCACCTTCGCAGGCCGCATGTCGGTCGGCTGAATCGCAGGCGTGGCTGGCACGTAGCGGAAGTCGAAGAAGACACTGGGCGACGTGCTGGGGAAGTAAGGTTGCCCGCCGAACTCGAAGACCAGCGCCCCGCTGCCGGGCACGTAGAGGCTGTCCTGCAGGGCGGTCGCGGCGTTGTAGCGCGGGCCGAACTCATTGACTCGGCGATGACCTGCCGCGATGGCCACATCCTTGCGGGCCGGCCTCGGGTTGTAGATCAACCGCAGCCGCACATCCACGGGGCGAATGCTGTGATTCCAGACCGACGACAGCCAGGCATCCTTCACCGGCACGCTGGCCCAGAGCATCGCATCGGCCGGACGATCCTGCGGGCCTGCCGGTTGCCATGCCCCCACCGCCCCGACATCCCGTGTCGATACCCGGCTCCAAGGCGCGATCGCTGTCCGGCTGTCGGCCGGGCCGGCAATTTTCCAGCGTACCGAGCCAGCCCGGTCCAGCGGCTGCAGGGCATCCCAGGGCAATGCCGCAACGCGCCGGTCCGCACGCACGGCGCGACGCCAGCCGCTGCTGATGGATACGCTCAGCATCAGATCACCTCAACAGGAACGGGACCATACGCAATAGGCTGGAAGTAACGCCGCGCGATCGCCCGGGCCGAGCCGAGCGGCTGCGAGGGGTTCTCGCCCTGCGCCGCCCACCACGCCGGCTCGACAGCCGGCAACTGCCCGGCATCGGTGATCTCGTATACCCAGCCAGCGTACTGTGTCGGGCGAATGCGCTGGCCGACCTGCACCACGAGATCCGGCACGAACGCCACGCCGTAGTCATCCACCCCAATGGCATAGACATCGCCGCCCACCACCCGCACATCGATGTCACCGCTGCCGCCCGGCGTCGGGCCGTAGCCCGCCAGGCGCCACACACCATCCGCAGGCCGCTCGACCAGCACGATCTCGCGATCCGCCGGCAACCGCTCGACACGGACGAGCCCCGCTACACGGCCGGGGTCGCCCTGCTGGCCACCGCCCTCGCCCGAGGTGATGTTGAAGGTGTAAACACCAGACTCCGACAACGAGAGGTAAGCCGCTCGCGTCCGTTTGGGCGGTGCCAGATCCAGCCCAGCGACAAGCCAGCTCCCTTGGCCAAGCAAGGTCGCGAGATCAAGCGTCAACGCCCGCGAGAACTCGCCCAGCTCGGCCTCGAATGACAGGTCCAGCTTCTGGGCCACATCCCAATCCCGGTACACGCGCACTACCTTGCGCCCAGGCGTCACCTCACCATCCCTGAGCATTCGGAATTGCACCACGATTTTCGGCGGCACCGTATAGCCCGGCACTGCCTTCACATACGGCGCTGCAATAGAGGTCATCACCAGAACTCCGGGTTATCCGTCACCAGGAACAGCGTGCCGTAGCCCGCATACCTGGGTGCGATCACATAGGCGAACCCATCGCCGAGATCGATCGGAATGTGTGCCGTTCGGGACATCAAGGGCCCTGGGTAACCAAGCATTTGCGCGCCAATGCTACAACTCGACAGGCCTATGCGAGGCTCCATGCACACGCCACGTAGCCTGGACACAGCACCACCGCTGGCCCACACCATCGGCACCAGTTGAGCGTCGGGCAATGCCGTAGCATGGTCCGCCGCAGGCAGGTTGATGCTGTGATGTCCGGGAAATGCATAATCCAGCGCGCCGGAGTCAACCAACAACCCCGTTGCCGGATCACGTAGTGCAGTAAACCCCGTAGCCCAACACTGAAGACCTACGGCACTCGTTGTGTTGAGACCACCGCAGGCAATGAAGTTACCTTCGGCATCCTCGCCTATGTAGATGACCGTCTGGGCGTAGCCATTTCCATTGTTGCCAATCAACTCTTCACTCGCTGTGCTGGCGGTGCCGGTCTTGCCGAGCACAAACGTTTTCGCATCCGCCATGACAAACCAACTTGAGTTCGCAGAGGCGCCCGCAAAGTGCCGCGCCATGAACTTGTGAGGAATCGTCGAGCCAACCGCAACACCAGACTTGGCACCATCGCCCTGGATCAGCCCATCCGTAATGCCGGCGAACGTCTCCGCAATTGAAATGATTACGGACCCCGCCGCGAATGACAGGCACACATAGCCGGAATGACTCCCGCTGCGCAGGACAAGGTGATCTGAGCCTTCCGCGATTAGCTCCCAACCTGCCGGCTGCTGCTCACCATAGCCCGATACAAGACACCCCTTCAGCACCGCCACCAATCCTTCCCAATGCACTATGGAGGTGGATGAGGTGGAAAAACTCAGCGCTGGACTTCCAGGCTGATCGCGATGATAAAAATGCACGGCCATCAGTCCGCATCTCCCCTTACCAGCAATTCGAACTTGTCATCGTCTACCGTGCCCTGCCCGCTGATCACGGTACGGATGGCCCACATTGGCCCCAGCGCCGAGTCGGTGTTGAAGCGCACCGCATTGCCCGCGGCCCAGCCACTCCCCCAGCCGTCGCGCCGGATCGTGAAATACGGCTCGCCGGTCAGGGCGTTGATCGGCGCGCAATCGGTCGAGGTGTTGCCGGTGCTGATCACGCCCAGCTGCTCTTCCACCACGTTGAACGCGGAGGCACTGGTGAACACCAGCGCCCACTTGCCCGAGATGCCGCCGGCATTGGTGATGATCGGCGGGTAGCTCAGGCTGTTGTATTGCGCCGTGGTGGTGTTGCCAATGGGTGCGTCCGTCCAGTTCGGCGCGCCCTGGCTCCAGGTCTGCTGGGTGAACCAGGTGTGAATGCGCGATTGCAGATCGCCCCATGCCACGGCGCTGGAGACTTGCGCCTCCCCTGCCGGCAGATCCCAGGGCAGCGGCGAACTGATGCCCAGCTCGCCGGTGATCTGCACCTCGGTCACCATCGCCATATGCTCAACCCTGTCTCGCACGATCAAGGGCAGGCCCAGCGGGTTGCCTTCGGCGTCCTGCAACACCAGTGGGTTGGCCCAAGTCACGGTGCCGTTTGCGCGATCGACCGAATAGGATTCGGCGCGCAGCACGGTACCGGCCCCATCGACCACCTCGATCTCGGCCTGCTGGTCACGCTCCAGTTGCAGGGTGCCGCCCGCCGCCGGCGAGGCCACCAGCGTCTCGGCGGTGTGATGGATCACCAGCACATCGCCGTCGCGGTAGATCGGCACACGCCCATCAGCCGGCAGCCGTACCGGGTCGAGGCCCAACAGCCCGGCATCCAGCGGCAGGCGCGTCTGCACCACCGCGTTGTAACGCAGCAGTAGCGGAATCACCGGCACGTCGCTGGCCCCCGAATCATCGGCCGGGTTGGAGGTGAAGCGCAGGCGGGCGATACCCGTGGCCGCATCGACGGTGCCGTGCACGATACCGCTGCTGAACTCGCCATTGAGGTTCGAGGCGGCGGTTACGATCGCGGCGGTATCCGTGCGCACCACGGTCACCTGCATGCTGCCTTCGCGCAGCGGCGCGCCCGGCGTGCGGAACGTCGCCCCGGTGACACTGAACCCGGCCGAGGCCGTCAGGCAGGCCAGCAGCACGACCGCACCCGTTGCGTTGCCGGCGTAGCTGTTCAGCGTGGCAACCCCTGATACGTAGTCGACACTGCCCACGGCGGTGCCGCCGTTGGTGTTGCTGGCCACGTCCCGGTACAGGATGCCGCTGCGGTCGGTGTACAGCGCGCCGTTCCAGCTGAACAGCAGCGAGCCCGGCACGATGGCCTCGGCCACGCCAGGCAGCAGCTCCACGGTGATCGGCGGTTGGGCCTGGCTGCTGGTTTGCGGCTCGGTGGACACACCCGCCGCCTGTGCAGCGACGGACAAGGTGCCGCCGAACTGCTCGCGCACCTGCACTGGCGTGGTGACCAACACCGGCTCGGTGACACGGCCAAACCAGCTCTCACGCGCACTGTTGCTGTAGATGTACTCGACGTAGTCGTACAGCTGCGCGACCTGCAGCGTCACTTGGCCGGTGCTGTAGTTGATGGTACCGGCGCGGCCGCCCTGCCAGCCGCCGTTGCCGTTGTCGTTCGCGCTGTTGGCCAGGTCACGCAGCCCGTCGTAGATGGGCAGCGCGTTACCGCTCTCGATCACCTGCCAGTTGATGGCCGGCGCAGCCTGGCGGCGGGTGGTCATCCAGTCCACGCGCACGGAACCGGGCTTGAGCGGGGCACCCGGAATGGTGAAGGTCGCCATGCCGCTGCCATCGCTGGAAACGGCCAGCGCATCACCCTCGACCGCGCCCTGTTGGTAGCTGTAGGCAATGCCGCCGGACGGGGTTGCAGCCAGCTCCATCACGATCTCACCCGTCGCATAAGCGATGGTGCCGGTGCCGCCGCTGCCACTGAGCACGCCCTGCCCATTGTCGGTCAGGGTGCGCTCGGTACCCGCCGTGAAGGTCACGGTGACCGAGCCCGGCAGCACGCCGCCACCTGGCAGGGTATGCCGCACTTCCAGCTTCGGCACCACGCTGCCACCGGCCCGTTGGGTGATGGCGTTGTCTGCCGAGCTGACGTAGCTGTAGATCAGCGAGCTGCCGACATCGGGCAATGCATTGAGGGTGAGCGACACCGAGCCGGTGGCCAGGCTGATGGTGCCCGCGCCTTCGCCAGTCAGCAGGCCGTCGCCCATGTCCCGCAGCTCGTACCACTTGCCCAGCGCCATGTAGCTGACGGACAGCGTGCCGGCACGCGGAATGGCGTCGGCCAGGTTCAGCGTGTACACGTAGCCACGGTTGCCCAGGCTGATCTCCAGCTCGCCGGTGATGGTATCGCCGGTTGCCGCCGCGCCCGGGCGGTAACTACCGGTGGCCGAGCCGGCCCAGCTGGTACCGGTGCGCACCAGGGTCACCTCGCCCGTCTGGTAGTCCACACGCCCCGAGCTGATCCAGTTGCTACCGGACACAAAGCGCAAGCCGCCCTTGTTGTCGTCGGCGAAGGTGCCACCGTTGGCGGTGATGCTCAGCGTTCCCGGCGCACAGCCGGTCCCCAGGAAGGTGCGCGACTCGCCCGCCACCGCACCGGCGGCAACGGTCAGGTTCACCGAGCGCGCCGGCCCGGCCGGCAGGTAGAGCTGGCGCTGGTAACCGCCCAGCACGTCGACCAGCGCCGATTCCTTGGTGGTGCTGGGCACCAGCTGGCTATACACCGATTGCACGCGCAGGTTGAGCGAGCCGGCCGCAATGGCCTCGGCCAGCGGGCTGATGCCGTAGTAACGGGCCGCGTCCGCTACCTGGGTGCTGAGCACCCGCGCCTTTGCCTTGCCATCCAGGGCGGTAGCCGAGGTGCCAGCCGGTGTGACCTGGCCGCCCGGGTACTCGCCGAGCAGCGGCGCACTGATCGAGAGATCGAGCCGGCGCCGGGTGAAGTTGACGAAGTTGCCGTTGCCGTAGTCGTAGGTGAACTGCTCCAGGCTGGCGTCCACACCGGTCAGGCGCACGTACTGCGAGGCGGTAGCGGTCACCAGCTGGTACACGTCGCCAATCTCCGGCACGCGCTGTTCCTCGCGCTGCACGCAAGCGATTGCACGCTGCCCGGCCAGCTGGGTACCCAGCAGATCGAACTGCGCAGTCGTGGCCGCCGCGACGTAGCTCTCGATGGCATTGCGGGCGTCGCGGCGCTCATCGGTCTGGCTGCCGGTGTTGAACAGCAGCACGCTCACGCGCGGGTCCGCCGGCGCCTTGGTGACGATGGCATGCGCGCCCAGGTAGGCATCGGCGTTCTGCGTCATCGGCCCGCCGTACAGCTTGCGCAGGTTGATCCGACCGGTGGTGCGGTCCAGTCGGCTGATGTCGGGGAATACGTTGTTGACCTCGCCGGATACCACGGCATTGCCGGTGGCACGACCACCGCCGTCGTCTTCATCGGTCAGGCGCTGGCTCTTGAGCAGCTTCACATCGGTGACGTTGATCGTCATGCCATGAATCTCCAGGGAACAAAAAGCCCGCACGGGGCGGGCTGGTCAGGGTTCGGAATCTGGTTGGGGTTCAGGGTCGGGCGGCGGGGCCACGGTGATCAGCCGCAGGGTCAGCTCGTGCAGCCAGTCGGGCGACGGGGCTACCCGGCGGAACAGGGGCGCGGCCTGCACAGCAGGGCCAGCGACGCGGTTCCAGGTCACGTGATGCGTGGCGCCGGTCGGCAGGGTCAGCAACATTACCCGCCCCGCCGTAGCCGCCAGCGCCTCCAGCTCGCGCACCTTGGCCAGGGTGAACCAGGCACCGCCGTTGCTGCTGAGGGTGATCGGGCGCCCGTACCGCTTGACGCCCTCCTGGATAATCAGCGCCCCGCTCAGGCTGCGCTCCTGCTCCTGCTCGACAGGGTCCCACTCCCATTCATCCGTCCATTGCAGCTGGTCGCCGCCCAGGTCGGGATCGTCCGCCAGGTCCACGCTATCCAGAGTCAATGCCATTACAGAGCCCTCAGCCCGGCGCTTTCGAGAACGCCGAGCAGCTTGGTTTCGTCGGCCTCACTGCGCACAGCCACGTCGACAGCTTGCCGGCCCGGCACCTCCAGGCGGATCACCTTGCCAGGTGCCTGTGCCGGCTGAGGCGCAGCACCTTGCGGCTGTTGCTGAGCATCGATGCGCTTCTGCTGCTCTTCCCGCTGGCGTTGTTGCGCCGTTTCGGACTCAATCTGCCGAAGCATGCCAAGGGCCCGCGCAGCGTTGGCCACCGCTTGGCTGTCTCCCTGGGCATTGGCCTCGGCCATCTGCGCCTCGAGCTCCCGCCGGCGGCTGGCAAAACGACGACGCTCGATGTCCTCGGTACGCCCCTGCAGGTTGTCCAGCTCGTCCTGCAAGCCCTCCAGCGTGGAACGGGTGGAGTTGGCCATCTGCTCCATGCGGTCCTTCGCGGCCTGGATCGCGCTTTCCAGCGTGCGCAGATCCGAGTCGTTGAGCAGGCTCATCGCATGCCGCGCCGAACTGGCACGTCGAACGAACTGCTGCACCGTGATGCTGCCGTCCTCATAGCCTTCCATCAGGCTCTGCAGGCGCGCCTTCTGCCCGAGGAACTGGATCTGCAGCTGCTGGCTTTGCAGCGCCGTCTGCGTCATCCATTTTCCAATCGCGCTCATGCCTACAGTGTTTGCAGCGGCCTGCATGTCATCCAGCGCTTCGGTCGCCCTTCGCAGCGAGCTGGTCGTGGCATCCAGGCTGCTGGTGTCCATCTCGATATTGGCGGTGCTCAGGCCATTGAGCCGGTCGAACGCCTCCAGCGCCGCATCGCTCATGGCAGCCAGGGGCTCGCGGGCGCGGGTCATCACGCCGCCGAAGAAATCCTCCATGGCGCCCATGTCGCGCTGGGCTTCCTCGCTACCGCGCCGCCGATCCTGCATGGCCTGGTCGCCGGCTCGGCGCTCGGCTTCCATGCGTTTGCCGCTCTCGCGGCGCAACTCTTCGCTCGTAACGATGGCATCGCGGTCGGACTTGTTCTTTTCGTCCTGGGCTTTTTTGCTGCCTTCCAGCGCCTGCTTGAGTTCCTTCTGGCGAGCGCTGAGTTTGGCCAGCTCGGCGTTGTATTCGGCTGCGCCGATCTGCCCGTTGTCATACAGCCGCCGCAGAGCAGTTGTGATCGCGGTAATGTCGCGGTCGGTTTTGGCGTCGCTGATCGCACGCTGTACGTCTGCCAAGTTTTCCAGGCTTTCGGCTGCGATACCGACAGCGGTGGACATGGTGGTGGCAGCGCCGCCCACGTCACGTAGCTTGGCCTGCAGCATGGCTGTGCCGGCAGCGAACTGCTGCTGGCTGAGGTCACCGCGCTGGTAGGCCTTGTACAGCTCATCTCCCAGCTGCCTGAGCTGGGCTGCGCCCTTTGCTGCATCGATCTGCGCCAGGGCGTTGTTCATATCAGTGACGCGCTGGACGATGTGCTCGAACTGGTCGTCGGCTTCCTTTTTGACGGCTTGGGTTTGTTCTGCGGCCTTGGTTTTTACGGTTTCGGTTGTGGTGGACCAGGCGGCGGCTATGTCCTTGCCGTCCTGCTCGACTTGAGCCCGGAAGCCCTCGGTCAGCCCATCGAGCACGCCACGCGCATCGGCAACCGCAGCACGAAGCTTTTCGCCGCCGAGCATGCTCGGCAGGTACTCCGCAACCTTGCCAACCGCACCAAGGATCTCGCTCATCTTGCTGGTGATGAGCGCGGCGAACCCGGACAGCCCCGCCGTCAGGCCGTTGAACAACGTGCGGAACGGCGCCACAAACAGCTTTAGCCGGGCCGAGGCTTCGTCGAGATGTGTACCAAAGCTGCTCAGCCAGGCGGCGCTGTCATCGGTCAATTTCTTGAAGTCGACACCAGCGAGTTGCCGGATGAATCCCTCGACCCACTCGGCACCTTGCACGAACGCATCGGACAGGCCTTGTGCCAGCCGATCCAGGCGGCCGTCGTTGGCCATCTCGTCCAGGTAGTCACTCAGCTCCAGCAGCTTGCGCTGCATGAACTCGAACGCACCGGCGTTCTTCACTCGCTTGGTGAAGTCGCCGATCTGTTTGCCGATTGTCTTGAGCAGCCCTTCGAAGGTGCCCAGTTTTGCCGCAGCTGCCGACCCACCATAGGCTTCGGTCAGCATATCCATGATGATGGCTTGGGCCTCAGCGGTTTTGCCAGTCGCCTCTAGCTGCTTGAGCAAGCGCTTCTGCCCATCCTCCAACTTGAAGCCCTGCCGACCAAGGGTCGCAATGGCTTCGGAAGGCGACTGTAGTGCACGACCGACGATCTCGGCAGACTGCTCGACACTGATGCCCAGACGCTGCTGCTGATCGATGATGATCTGCATCGCCCGCGGGAACTCGGTCGCCGCTACATCCGTATAGGACAGCAACCGCGCTTGAGCCGATTGGATCGGCTCGGCATTCAGCATCGAACGATCTTCGAGCTGGTCAGCCATCTCCTGCAGCTGTTTAGTTGTGAACTCAGCTTGCCTGCCCGTCGAGGCCAGCGCCGCCTCTAATTGCCCGAGCGCCTGCTGCTCTTCAGAGCCCGAGGTCGCAACGGCACGAATGCCCTGAGCAACCAGGCTCAGCCCGCGCTGCACCAGGCCGAAAGCGGCGTTGAGCGAGACATAGGCAGCGGCGAAGGCCAGCACCTGTTTCGCGCCACGCGACATGGACTCGCGCGCAGCATCGATACGTGAACTGTGCTCAGCAGTGGCGCGGGCAGCGGCGTTTTGTTCGCGCTGGGCTGCCTTGAGCTGGGTGTTGTTATCGGCCAGCGCCTTCTTGGCTTTATCAGTTTCTGCAGCCAGGCGCTTGTGTTCGTCGCCCAGGTTGTCAGTGTCGATGCCGGCAGCCTTGGCAGCCTGCTGCTGATCGCCCAGGCTGGTGCGCAGGGTATCCAGGCCACGCTGCAGCTTGCGCGCTTCACGCTCCGCCTCTTTCAGCGACTGCTGCAGGCCGGCGCCTTCGGGCGATTTGTTGAGCGCATCGCGCAGTTCGCGAATCTGCAGATCTGCCTGTACCAGGCTGCGCTCCGTCTGCTCGACGGCACGCTCGGTTTGCCGCAGGGCCTGGGCCAGGCCCTGAGCCTCTTTGGCCTTGTCCAACGCCTGCCCCAGCTGTTCGGCCTCTTGCCGCAGCGCATCAAGCGCAGCGCTAGACGTTTCGGCAGCCGGCGACAGCTCATCCTTGCCACGCAGGACGAACTGAATCAGGCGATCCTTGATGGACATGCAATATCTCCAGGCGAAAAAAAACCCGCCGAAGCGGGCTCATAGGAAGGTGAGCAGTCTAAAAAAGTCGGGTTTCGCCGTCCTCAAACAAAACGCTGCGCAACTGGAACTGAACTTTCACGTTCTCAAGCGGCTCGTTCCGTAGCCGTTCATGCTTATCGATGAATTGGTTGTAGTCGATTTTCCCATTCCAACGCATTGGCACTGCACGCGATAAAGAATCATTGATCGCCAACTTTGAGGCCAGGATCGTATTGCCTAGCAGATCCGTGAAAGTAAGCGTGCCGTCGAATGCTCGAATATCCTTGGAAGACGCGTTGGCAATCTCCAAGCTGAACGTGATTTCCCCACGATCGTACTTATCGACAGCAAAGCCCTTGTCTACCAACCTTACTTTCATCAGCTCCTGAGATTTCGGACGAGGCGGTGAAGGTGCTTGTGCAGGGCTGGGCGGGGCAACGGAAGCGACTTCGTTCACGCTACTTGCTCCGGCTCCTATAAAGAACCCTGTAATCAGCGTAGCGGCAACAGTGCCCAATACGAGAAGGATGAGCAGTGCCGGAATCGCCGCTATTGCCCACTTCACCATGAACACCACCATGGACCAGAACCGCATCTGCACATCAACCACTACCACTGGCTGGGCACCGTTGAGACCGCGCGTAGCAACCTCAACATGATCAGCGGCGAGCTTGAAACCGGCGCTCTTCTTTTTCACCGACGGCGGCGTTGGCTCAGCCGGTTCAGCGGTGACTGGCGTTTGCTCGGCCTGCTGTGCCTCCCTACGCTGTTTTGCTGCCAGCGCCTTGGCATAGAACGCACCGCATGATGGGCACCGAAGCGCATCGCCAAACTCGGCTTGCGGTGCCTCGTGATCACAATTTGGACATTGCATAGGGTTCCCTCCCGGATCAGTTGTCGGCAGGAATCTACCATCACAACGCCAGCACCGAAACCCAGCGCTTGGCTGGGATTCGTGTCTTTACCGAGCCCTGTACGCCTTCCTTGGCTTTTGCATCACGCCGCCTTCTTGACCATGTGCATCTCGCAGAACTTGCTGATGTCGGTCGCCGTTACCAGCGGATCGGCCAGCAGTTCTGCGCTGGCCTCGAGCTTCAGGTATTCGGTGCCGAACACCGGCAGCTCGCTGATCACGCCGAACTTGACGCGGCGAGGGCGCAGTGCCCAGGGCTCGCCGGATTGGGCGTCGTTGAGGCCCGCGATGTACAGCTCGAGTTCGACCTGGCTGCCGGCAAGCATGTGGATCACGCTGGTGGCCTGCTTGGTGTAGGTCGCCTTGATGCCTTCGTCAGTGATCAAGCCGCTGCCGATGACAATGATGCCGTGCGGCGTGAGCAGGTAGTCGGTACCGGCTGCCAGGGCCTCGTCGGCGGCAGTAACCAATGTAACCGGGGCGCTGAGGTCGGGCAGGTTCTTGAACGGTATCAGTTCGCCTTCGATGCCCTTGCACGTCAGCACTTCCGCAGTAACCTCACCGGCCAATACATCCTTGACCGAAGCGCGGGTGACGCGAGCGAGGTTTACCGCGGTGATGTCATACATGCCGATGGTGGCGGTGACGTCGGTGACCTGCTCGCGCACGTTGCGGTTACCACCGCCGCCCCGGAAGTTACGCAGCGTGGCGCGCTCGGTTTGGAACGCGAGGTTGAAGACATCGCAGTTGCCGATGTCGATCAGGGCATCATTGGACTGATAGGCGCGGGCATAGATGATGCCCTCACCCACGAAGGAGCGATCTTGCTGAGCCATGTGATGGCCTCCAGTTATTTGAATGTTTGCAGGTAGGTGATCTGTAGCGGCATGACGTGGCAGCCCCAGCGTCGCCCCTCGCCGGGTGGCATGGGGGTTTCGGCACTGGCGAAGGCCGCGGACTGGACGCCCTGCTGTGCGACCCCAGCCTTTTGCCCTGCCAGGGCGATCTTGATTCCCAGCCGAGCCGCACGAAGCACCGGGGCGAATTCGCGGCGGCGTGTGATAGCGGTGAGGTTGAGGGTGAGACGCTCGCGCACGCCGCCGGGACCGACGCGCTCAAGCTCCTCGGTCAGGCCTGGCTGGATGACGATGAAGTCATCCGGAAGGGTGTCATCCTCGCTATCGAGCACGCGTAGGACGCTATCCTCGAACACCAACTGGCCGAACGACTCGACGTCTGCCAGGCGCGCGATGATCTCCGCGACGATGGCGGATTGCATATCGATAGGCATATCAGGGCACCACGTAGAGAGTGAGCCAGTGGCCGTCGTCAACGGCGATGCCGTCGATGTGCCAGGTTTTACCATCGAGCCGGAACGCGCCCTTGCGGTCGAATGGCTGCAGCAGACCCTTGCGGACGGTGATGGTCACCGTTCGATCGAGCATGCCGCTGACGGTATCGAGCCGCTCGACATCGCGATCAAGGATGGCCTCAACCCCCTCAGCCAACACCATGCCAGCAGCGTTGAGGTAGTCGGCGAGGCCATCGTTGAGGCTGGCGGCGATGGCTGTATCCATCGCCTCCAGCGCTTTACCGAAGCCCGACATCGTCAGGCGGTCAGCTTGATCACTGCGCGCGGGCGCGTGCAGATGTGCAGCGGGTTGGACTGGGCTTCGCCCATTACGCCCTTGTCGAACGGCAGGCGCTCCAGCTTCGCGTAGTGCGGCACGCCCAGGGTGTTGACCGTCTCCATGTAGTTGGCCGGGGCGTAGACCGACTTGAACAGATCCTCGACGCCCTCCGGAACGAGGTATGCCTCGCTGTCGGCCACGAACGCCTTGTTGCCTACCTTGCCGCGATAGCGGACCCAGAGCACGCCACCGAAGGTGAACGCCTGGCGGCGGTCTCCCAGCAAGCTATCGGCCTGGGTCGACTGCATGTAGACCTCTTTGACCGATTTATCAGCTATCAACTTGGACCAGAACACTTTGCCGCAGAGTGCAATGGCGCCGACACCGGTTGCGGTACCAAGGGCATCGTCTTGCATATCCAATGCGGTGCCCGCCTTTTCGCTGACATCGGCGGTACCGAACTGCATGGCCAGCGTCTGCTGGGTAATGCCGAAGCGCTGGAAGAGGTTCACAAGCGGGGTGGTGCCGTCGGCGTCGACAATCAAGCCCTTGATGCCTCCGATGCGCTGGAACTCGTGGGTAAGCTCCAGCTGCTTGCGGGCTTTCTCGATGCGGGCATTGACCACATCCTGCACGCCCTGCAGCTCGGTACGCGAACCGTAAGCGCGAATGCCCTGGATCTCGTCGGCGGTGATGGTGAAGGTCTGCGGCAGGTGCACGGCGTTGAACGGGATCAGATCACGCTTGCTGGCGATAACTACGTGGCCGGGCGCGCCGCGTGGCGCTGCCGGAACCAGCGCCAGAACGTCGCCGTCCTTCTCGATCTGCTGGGTAACGCTGAGGCTGCCCTCTTCGTTGTACAGGCCCATCGCGGCGATCTGGCCCGGTACGGGGTGCTCTTCGTTGATGGTTGCAACCAGGTTCGGGACGCTGAACGCCTCGTCTTCAAAAATGGAAATCTCGGCCATGGTGGGCTCCTAGAAATGAAAAACCCCGCAGCGGCGGGGTTCAGGGTTTCGGGTTGTCAGTTGCGTTTAGGGGCGGACCACGATGCCGAGGGCGAGCAGGTCGATTTCTCCGGCCGTGTCGAGGCCGGTGAGCAGGCGCCCGATCACTTCGGCGTCACGCACAATACCCACGCTACGCTGGGCCTCGGTGGACGCGCCTACCGGAGCCCAAAGGATGGCCGTAACGGTTTCGCTACCATCAGCAGGGTCTGCGTCCGGGTCATAGGGTGCGTAGTGTCCGCTGGCAGTCAGCTTGCCCAGCAACTGGCCAGCGGGCAGGTCCGCGGCGGTCGCTGCCAGCGTGATTTCCTCGCGGCTGCGGGTACCATTGGCCTCCGAAAGGAGGAATTCGCCGGCGTGGACGCCTTCAGTTTTGATGCTCATTTATGCGCTCCTTTCGAGGCGTTGGGTTTACGGCTGGCGTAGATCGCGCCAGGGTCTGCTGCTTTGGTGGATGGGGCGGGTTGGTGATCCGGCGCCGGTGGCTTGTTGTCGATTTCGACCTGGCTGCTATTGGCCACGATTTTCTCGAACAGCTGGGCTCGTGCCTGGTCAACGTGGACGCCAGCCTGGATCAGCGCTTCGGCCTCACCGGGCAGCTTGGCCAGCACGCACAAATCACGCACGGCCTTGGCACGGACCAGATGCTCCTGCACCACAGCGCGGCTCTTGAGGCCGCTGGCCTTGATCAGGATCGAGGCGACATTACCGAGGCCAGCGGCAGCACATTCAGCGGTGAGCTGTGCTGCCAGGGCGGCGGGGTCTGGCTCGTCTTCCGGTGCTGGCTCAGGTTCAGGCGCCGGATCAGGCTCAGGTTCAGCGGGCGGATTGGACGGGAGCTGATCGGTTACCAACGCCAACGCCTCCGGCGGTGCGTTCTGGTAACGGTTCAGAACTTTGATGTTCCCGAGCGCGGCTTTGACCGTGACGCCTGTCAGCACCTCGTCGACAAAGCCCGCCGCTTTGGCTTCACCGGCGGTCATCCAGGTGGTGGCGGCGATCATCGCGCGAAGCTCTTCATCACTGATGGTCAGCGCACGGCGCTGGTAGCAGGTGATGATGAGCTCAAGGGTCTTGTCGAGCAGGTCTGCGTAGGCTCGCAGCTCACTACTTTCAACCCCCGACAACCAGTCGATGTTCGGGTTGTGAATCATGAACAAACCGTTCTCAGCCATGGTGACGCGGTGCGCACCACACACAGCCACGGTGCCGGCGCTATAACAGGCGCCGACCACTCGGCCCTCACAGCGCTCGCCCAGATCCTTGAGCGCGTTGTGAATGGCGATGCCATCCATCAAGTCACCGCCGATGGTGGCGAAGCTGACGACGACTCGGGAGACGCCGTCATCCAGCTCTTTCAGGTCCCGGACGAATTGCTCAGCAGTGATTCCCCAGTAACCGATTTCACCGTAGACCATGGCCTCAATCACTCGGTTACTGCCCTCACCCGCGGCGCGGACGCTGTACCAGTGTTCGCGCTGTTCCTCGTTGGGCCCGAGATTCTGGATTCGGGGAAAGGGCAGCGCGCGGCCGCCCTGCATGACCAGGGCAAGGCAGAGGCTCGCCCAGTATTTGCCTAGCGATTTCATTCGTCTTCCTCTCTTGGTGCCGGCAGATCCGGGGTGGTGTTGCTGTCATAGGAAAGACCCAGGCGTGCGGCGCGCTCGTTGTCCTGGGCGTTTTCTTCGTCGATCTGTTCGGCGTCGTAGCCAGTGCGCAAGACGTGTTCGCTGCGGCTGGCGAGCCCGCCCTTGATTTCCTTGAGCTTGCCGTCCACGTCCTGAACCGGATGAATGTACGGATGGCCCTGCGGTACCCAGCGGGTGCGCAGATATTCGCGGCGCCGGCGGCTGTAATCGGGCAGCGTGATCGAGCCTGCCAGCACCGCCGCGTCGAGCCAGGCGATGCGCACAGGGCGGCAGAGCTGGAACACGTAAACGCCGAATTGCAGCTGCTCGATGCGTCGGCGAAAGTCGTTGAGCAACACCCGCAGCACGCGGTCGCTGATGTCGCCCATGTCGCCGGTCAACAGTTCGTAAGGCAGCCCGACACCGGCAGCAGCGGCCTGCAATTGCTGCCGCATGAAGTCGACATAGGTGCTACCGGCGTCTGGCGGATCGGAGAAGGTCACCTCCTCCCCTTCCATCAGCTCCTGCATGGAGCCAGGTTCAAGGCCTACGAGCGGGGCCCCGTCGCTGTCGGCCTGGATCGGCTGGCCAGTAATGGGATCGATTGCAGGCTGCACGCCTTCCGCTGCCTTGCGGGTGATAAAGCCGGCGAACAGGTTGGCCACCTCCTGCCGGAACAGCACTGCGTCGTCGTAGTTGTCCAGCGATTTCAGGCGTAGCAGCACCGGAGCCAGACGCGGGACGCCACGCAGTTGGCCGCCTTCGGTGGGCTCGAAGATGTGCAACACCTGGTCGGCCGGGATTCGGTTCAGGGTGTTGAAGCCGATACCAGCGGTGAACGCGTCACCCGGGTGAGTGCTGTACATCCAGTACGCCACTCGCTGGCCGATGCCGTTGAACTCGATACCCGCGCGGACGATATTGCCGGCACGCGTCTTGAAGTTCTTGTCGAGGGGCACGTACTCCGGCGCCAGCACCTGAAGCTGCAGTGGCACCGCGTAGCCGTCCTCCGGCCGGCGATAGCGTAGGCGCACGAAACACTCACCGGCCTCTTCGACCATTCGCGCGATGATGGCCTGCTGGCCGTAGAAGTCAGCGAGACCGTCGGCGTCGGATTCGTCCGTCCAGTCTTCCCACAGTTGCCGCAAGGCCGCTCGTACGGTGGCGTCCTGTATCGCGGCGCGAGGCGTAATACCTGTGCCTATGATGTTGCTGACCCGTTTGTCGATCGCGCTGTAGGCGTAGGGGTCGTTCTTTACAGCGGCGCGAGAGCGCTTGCGCAACGCCGGCAATGCGGGCAATGCGATGGCGTTCAGGGCGCCTTCTGGTGCATCCCAGCCCTGGGCACGGCGGCCTGTGCCGGCGCCCTCGTAGCTATTGCGGATGCGTTTGGGTACCGCTCGGATGCGTGTCATCAGATGCCCTTGCCTCGACTGTAAAGCCGCGTGACACGCGGACGGCCACGAGCAGCGGCTTGCTCGGCCGCGACCTGCTTGGCGTATTGCTCTTCAAGCATTCGCAGACTTGCCAGCTGTGCGCGGTCCAGCTGGCGATCGCCTTTGCGCACGGACTGGCCGTTGTCGAGGATGTCCTTGATCGACGCCCGGACGTCTGCCAGGCGCTGTTGGGCTTCGCTCATGTGTGCCTCTCGGTGCGGTCAGCGCCGCGTCAGGTAGGTGCTGCTGGATCGACGCCGGCCGACCGGCTGAGCCGATGGCCTCGGTGGGGGCGATGGCACTGCTGCCGGCTTGTCATCGAGTTCGGCGGTATCCGTTTCGGCCTCTGGCAAGGCTGCCGAAACACGCTCGGCGAACAAGCTGCCTTGCGACACCGCTGCGCGCAGCCGGGACCATTCCGCTTCCTTGTTCCGGTGCAAGCCGAGGTAATGGGCCATGGCCAGGTTGTAAACCAGCAGGTCGAGGCCTTCGTTTCGGTCGGCCTTGCCCTTCACCCACTCAATTCGCTTGTGGCCTTTCACGTAGCGGGTGATCTTCCGCTCCGCTACGCATTGGTCGTAGAAGTCATCAGCCAGGTCGATGGAGAAGTGCAGCGCGCCCGGGCCGTCGAGCAGCGGGTAACGGTTGTAGATCCAGTCTTTGGCCGTGTCGGTGCCGATCATCCAGAGCTCGGCGCCCTGCTTCTCGGTTGTTCCTCTCCAGGTCACATCGACCTTGGAGGGCCGCTGCGCGATAACCGGGCGACCGGGCTTGCTCGCACCCTTGATGGCGAACACGTTGCGCCACCGGCGTAGCCGGCAGAACTGGTAAACCTCGTCGGTGTGGTGACCGCCGGAGTCAACTGCCGTCGCACAGATGGCCAACTCGACGCCTGAGCTGTGCCGGTACCGCGTCTTCAGCCTTTCATCCAGCGCCGCCCAGGTACGCTCATCGGCTGGGTTGCCTTGGATCACCTGATGGTCAATGACCCAGCGCTCCATGCCTTCGCCCCATCCAATGACCAGCAGTTCGAGACGGTCACCCTGGGTATCGACTGCGGCGGTCAGGATCAGCGCGCCAGTGGGCACGCTACCGAGGCGATACTCTTCGGCCCGGGCCTTGAGCTCGCTGGCCCTGGTCATCTCCTGCGCCGAGTCCCAGACTTGAGCCAGACGGGTGTTGTAGAACACCTGCATCGGCTCGAGATCGCCACGCGCAGCAGCGAGCTGCGCCTTGGCGTACTGCTTGGCCAGGTCGACCCAGGCGAGCCAGCCGGGCGGCATGTACAGCGCGCTCAGTGTGAAGCTGACCGTTTCACCGTCGCCTTCGGCATGAGCACGCCACTCTCCGTTGGCCAGCATCTGGCCTTTGTGGTGTTCCTCGATCAGCGCGCCGCAATCAGGGTTGCAGCACAGATAGCCGGCCCAGCTGAAGTCGTCGGCCCACTTGAGGTTCGTCCACTCCAGCACCTGGTGTTCGCCGCAGTGCGGGCATGGCACGTAGTAGTGACGCTGGTCGCCCTGCTGAAACAGATCCTCGATCCGGGAGACGCCCTTGATGGTCGGGGAGCTGGAGAAGTAGAACTTGGCGTTGCGGCCGAATGTCGTGCCTCGGGTTTCGGCCAGCTCGATCGGATCGCCTTCGTTGTCGACGTCGACATCCCAGCGGTCGACCTCGTCGCCGTAGATGAAGCGCGCCGACACTTCCGCGAGGTTGGCAGCAGAGCCAGCGGTGGTGGCGAACAGCGTGCCGCCTTCGAATTCCTTGGTGTCCAGTGTGTTGCGCGAATCCCGCGAGCGGGAGCCGGCAACGCGGTCACGCAGCACAGGCGTGGCCTTGATGGTTTTGTCCACTCGGCCGCTGACGCGCTTGGCCAGCCCCAGGCTGGGCAGCAGCATCAGGATGTTGGCCGGGGCCATGTGGATGCAGCCGCCAATCCAGTTGAGGGCGATCTGCGTCTTCATCATCTGCGAGGCGACTTTCGTCACCACGCGCTTGGCTGGGTGACTTGGCGACAGGCAGCGCATCGGCTCGCGCGCATAGGGTGTGCGGTCGGTGCGGTACGGGCCCGGCTCTGCGGCGCCGGTATCACGCGGGATCCGCATGTACTCGTCGGCCCACTCATCAATCCAGAGCTCAGGGTCTGGCTGAAGGCCACGCAGGTACGCCGAGCGGTACTGCTCGGCACCGTCGGCGTATTGAAGATTCATGGCGTCAGTTCGGGTTCAGGGCCTGATCCAGATCGGCCTGACTCAAGCGGCTAGCGTCATCCAGCACGCGCCGCAGGTGGCCGATCAGCTGTCGTTCCAGTTCCCAGGGGTCGGTTATGGCCGCCAGCTCCGGGCCGATCTGCTTGGGCAGCCCCAGCAGCAGGTCCCGAAGTTGGCGGCCAGTGGCGAATGCAGCATTCTCGACAGCCAGACGCTCGACCAGATCGCCGCTGCTCTTGCGGGCTTCATTCTCGGCAAGCTGCGCGAGGAAGAATTCGCGCTGGGCACGGGCCTTTTGGAAGTCGTAAACGCCTGGCTGCGGCGGTGCGGTGATGGGGGCGTCTGGCTCGATGTGCTCGGTTACACCCTTTTGCACTCGGTCGCGCTGATGCCGCTCCGCTACGCCGGCTTTGCTGGGGTCAGCACTCTCCTGCAGCAGCTGTTCGGTGGCGGCGACATCGACCCGCCCGTCATCGGCAAGGACGAGTCGGCCTTGCTTGCCCAGCTTCGACACATAGGGCCTGGACCAGCCTTTGCGCGCTGCGAATTCGGACTTGCTCAAGAGCTCCATGGCGGCACCTGTTAACCCACGACACCACAACGGTTAACTCTGTTAACCCTGTTAACTAACTTGCCTGGCCTCCAGCTAACGCGAGAACGCGGCTCGAATTACCCTTGACGCTTCCACCACCCCAGGGGCCCCCGGCCCGTCCTGGCAAGTTCGCGCGTAGCAAGTCACTATGCCTGGCGCCCACGCCGCTGGCTGTACACGCGAGGCAGGGTGCCCGTCAGCGCATCGGCGATGGCCTTGTCGATGTTGGCTTCGAGCTGTGCATCGTTCTCCGCGGTACGGCGCACCACGTCATGGAACTTGAGGAGCGTGCGGTACTGCGGCTGCCTGACGAACGCGAGCACCATCGCGAGGTTCTTGCCACGGCGCTCGGCGATGCCGATTGCCGTCCTGCCTCGCCGCATCACGAAGTACGCTTGCGCGTGCCCCTTACGCAGGGAGCGCCGACTATCGGTGGCGCTGTGATCCGAGCCATCGCGGCGCAACGCCTTCAAGCCCGACAGGATCTGCATCATGTGCCCACGCTGGATATTGCCGTAGGCGTCCAGGCGTGCACCTGCACCGGGGACGATGAAGCGCCCAGCCGGCAGGATGCCCGCCTCGCGCAGATACTTCTCGGAACGGCGAGTGATTCGCTCGCCGCCTTCAACCTGAGGCATCAGGTAATCTTCGGCGCTGAACGGGTTCTTGCCGCCCGACTCATCCTTCACCCATATCGCCGCCTCAGGATCAGCCGACGGGCTTGCGTAAAGGATACGGGTGGAATTCAACGTCCAGGGCGTCGGGTCCTTGAATACCGATTGCATCTCGGCTCGAAGTGCCTGCCGCGCTTGATTGGCCGTGTGGTTCAGCGCATCGGCTAGCGCACGGGGCGCAAGCCCCTTACCGAGCCGGTTCAGTGCAGCCAACGCATCATCCAAGTCGCGGGCGTGGATTGCTCCACGCACTACGCGCCGCCTCGGTTGCTCGGCACATCACACACACCCGCCTTCTTCGCCAGCCACCGCGAGTACAAGCCGCTGGCCACGTCAGCACCCAGGCACGCAACCACGCTGCCCAGCGCTGCCGAGGTCAGCAGGCTGGAACCCCAAGCCGTAGCCAGCAGCACCGTCGCCAGGCCAAACACCGCCGAGGCGCCGAAGCGCAGCAGCACTCGCTTGATCAGCTCGCCCACCGCCATGCCGGCCGCATCGGCTCGCCACATCTCGCCGGTCAGTCCAGCGAGCGCCACCAGGATCAGCAGCCAGGTGGGAAGATCGGCCAGCGACTGCTGCACCTGCTGTTCGGTCGACATGCTGGCCTCCTCGGCACAAACGAAAAGGCCCCGCCGAATCGGCGAGGCCTGAGAACGAAAAAAACCGGCGCGGTGGCCGGGTTTGTGGTGAAGCCGCCTAAGCGCACTTCTTCGAAGATGGCTGATTTATACCCCTCCAATCCGGTGGCAGCAAGACGCCAGCACTGCCACTCCTGCAATCAACGGTGACGTACCGGCAACGCACCGGCAATCAACGGCAATATCACATGACTGGCTACAGCGCCGCAGGCAGCAGACCCACCAGCCCCACCAGACTCCAGACAGGCGAGACGCTTGAACACCGCACAGAACAAGGCGCCGCCCCACTGTCCTACCTTTATTGATCCTTCTCCCGTATAGAGAGAAAAAGATAACGCTGCGCGCGATGCGCGCGCGTGCATGTGCGCCCTACGTGCGGGCACGGTGAAAAGGTAGGGAGGTGGGACGACTCCAGACACTACGCGGCGTGCGTGCGTCTCGCCCGCAAAAAAGCGGGTGGTCCATGCTGGGACGCTGCGCCAAATCACGCTGCGCGCTCCAGCAGCATACCTGCAATCGCCACATGCGCGTTATGCAGCCGCTGGTAAAACTGCGTCCGGCCGCACCCACAGTGTCGCCACTTCTGGTGATCCAAGCTCTGATGGTTCAGGTAATGCTCCCGCACCACCACCGCCAGCTGCGCGTCCAGATGCTTGTTCACGATCAGCTCGATGTCCGCACTGTACGGCAGCAGCATCCGAGAGCCACCGCCCTTGGCGCGGATCAACATGCCCTTCGAGTCCATCAGCTCAGCGATCATGCTGCCGCCTGAACCACCACCGCCCCGCCCGCCGTGCATATCCAGCGCCCACAGCTTCAGCATCTCATCCATTTCAGGAATCAAAACGCGGTCCCCTTCTGCTGCGGCTTCGGCTGCGCCGCCACGCGCTTCCACTCATCTGGCTTCATGTACACATAGCCGCGCGTCCCGCTGGGCGTACTGCCACGCCTGCGGCGAGGCCACTTCAACCGATGCATGATCTTGCCGACGCGCATCTGCGCCGGCTTATCCCAATGGCTCGGGTCGATGTTCAGCGCCTTCTCTAGAATGTGCGCCCCCGTCACGCTATCGCCGATGTGTTGCTTGGTCAGGTACGTGATGATCGGCTCCTCCCACATATCCGCCTGGTAGCGCTGATCCTGCTCGGCCGCGAAAATATCCGACTCGTCCCGCTCAACCCACCACACATGCCCCGCGCGATAGCACGCCACCGCCTCGGCCCACAGCTGGTCGCGGTCGGCGCGCAGGCCGTCGAGATCCACCTTCGTACAAGTCACCGGCCAGTAGCGGCGGTTTCCCGTGTCATCCTTCAGGTACTCATCCTGGTTCGTCGTACCCACGAACACACACTGGCGCGGCACATCCAGCACCCGCCGCCCGTAGCTCTCGCGATAGGTATCCACCGAGGCCGAAAAGAACTGCTTGGCCCGCGTGGATTCCGCCTTGTTGAACGCATCCAGCTCGCCCAGCTCCACGATCCACTTGCCCCGGATCGCCTGATAGCCGTCCTTGTCGCCCAGGTTGAACGGCGTATCCATGAACCACGCACCGCCCAGCACCGACATCGAGGTCGACTTACCCGCACCCTGCAGGCCCTCCAGAATCAGCACCGAATCCGCCTTGCAGCCCGGCTGGAACACCCGCGCCACTGCCGACAACATCCAACGCTTCGCCACCTTGCGCGAATACTCGCTATCCAGCACCCCCAGCCGTGCATTCAGCCAATGTTCCAGGCGCGGCGTGCCATCCCACTCCAGCCCGTCCAGATACCCGCGCACCGGGTGGAAGGCATTGTCATGCGCAACCGAGTTCACCGCCTCCAGCACCAGGTTGCTCTTCACCCGCAGGCCGTACACATCCGCCAGCCAAAGCGTCACCTTGATATCGTCCAGGTCGCTCCAGTCACCCGCCGTACCACCGTAGGGTGGCGTGCGCATCTTGCGGATCTTCGAGCTGAACGAGTCATAGGCGATCACCCCGTCCCAGCGCTTATCGTTGCCCAGGATCAGCGCGATATTGAACGGGTGCGCGACCATCCCGCCCTTGTCCGAATACTGCAACTTCTCCTGCCAAGCCTCCACGGTGGAAGGCCGCACCACCGCCAGCACCTGGCGACGCACCGCCTCCAGCCCCTCGGCCGCGTGCAGATCGTTGAAGTCCGTCCACTTCTCCTCGCGATCGGCGTCGAAGATCGGCAGCACCACCTCACCGCCCACGATCAGCGCGGCATTCTCCGCCTTGATCTTACCCACGTTCACCGGCTTGCCCTGGATCACCGTCTTCCAGTCATCGTCAGCGCAGAACACCAGACGCCGGCCGGGGTAACGCACCCGCAGCCCCTCGGCCACAGGCAACAGGTTGCCGGCGTCAAAGCAGCACGCCACCGTCAGCGAGGTCGCCATATGCAAGCTCGCCCCTGTCGCATAGCCTTCGCACACCAGGATCACGTCGCCCGGCTCCGGCTCCGGGCCGAACAGATGCACCGCGCCCTGCTTTTCCAAGCCGGCCGGCCAATAGGCCTTGTTCCCGCCGAACTTCGGCTGCACCTCCGGGAACAGCACCTGCAGGCCGACGATGTCCCAGCTTTTCACGTTGCGCATCGGCACCAGGGCCGTTCCGCTCTTGCGCTTGTAACGCAGGCCGAAGCCGCCCACGCCCTTGTTCACCAGGTACTGGCTGCTGCCCTTCTCCTCCAGATGCTTCCACATGCCTGCGGCACGGCGCGCGGCAGTGCGATGCTTGCGCGCCTCGGCCTCGGCCGCCTTGCGCTGGCCCTCCTCGGCACGGGCCTTCATCACCGCCCGATCCTCAGCCGTCAGCTTGCCGCCCTTCGGCTTGATCTTGTGCCAGCTGCCCTTCTCGCCCGACCGCCAATCACCGAAGGCGCCGCAGTAGAACGTCTCGCCCTTCGCGTTCAGGTGCTCATAGATCACATACCAGCCAGTCTTCTCCGGCGCCTTGTCGCCCTCCACCTCGCAGCGGGTGCGCTTGCCGATCACCAGCGGCGTGGCCGGCTTGAGGTCGCCGGCCTGCAGCTGGGCCAGCACATCGTCGAGTAGTTCGTGACGGTCAGTCATCCCCGAACCCTCCGCTCGTGATACCCCTGGCACTCCACGCAGCGCAGGCACTCCATCTTCGCCAGCGCCTGCACGCGCTCGAACGGGATCGGGTCACCGCACTCTTCACATTCTTCAAGCACGCGCCCAGGCTGCGCCGGCACCCGAGCGGCCAGGGTGCGATCAAGGCGCTCCAGCACCAGATCGTTAGCGCGATCAGCGTTGTCAGCCATGGCACACCCCCTGCTCCCGATTCGCCCGGCGCACAGCGGCGCCCAGCTTGAACACCGCATGCACCAGGCGCTCGGCCATCAGCTCGAACTCGTCCAGCTCGTCATCGTCGATGTCGCCATCGTCCAGGCTCTTGGTCAGGTGCAACGTCAGCGTGCTTTCCCGGCTCAGCATTTCGCTGATGCCCGTCAGCAGCGCCCGGGGCGTATCCGTCTCGCGCAGGTCCGAGACATCCACCCCAACCCAGCCGATCGGATGCAGAAGCGCCTCGACAATGCGCGGGTCGCGGGTCAGATCAAGGATCAGCTCCAGGTCGCGGATGTTCGGCGTGTGGGTGGTATTGGTCAGGCTCAGCTTGTGATTGAGCGTGGTGGGATTGGTATCGCCGTCGACGGCGGCAATGGCGGTGGCGCCGCCGGGATAGTCGCGCACCGCATGGTGCAGTGCCTGCGGCAGTGTCAGCAGTGTGCGTCGTGCACGTTCGGTGGAGCAGAACTTGAATCGGCCCATGGCAGTTTCCCCAAAAGTCTGCCAGTGACCACACCGCGCCTGCTTGATACAGTTGCGCCGTGGTCACTTGCCAGTGGTCACATGCAGGCGGCGTGTCTGTGGTGGATAACCGCCTGCATCCCAGTGGCGAGGCCCATGCTCCGCATGAGCCCCGCCGCTACAGCCCGCCCTATCTATGGTGGAGACGGCGGGCAACCCAGGGGCATCCGTGCCCTTGGCAGGTGCGGTAGATCGGCAAGCTGTACTGGCGTACTCCGTGGCGATCTACCGCATCACCCGACAGCACTGTGGTGGTGTGTGTCGGGAGAACGAGGGCGACCTATGGGTCGCCTTTTTTCTTAAGCGACCCGGCGATCACCCTGCCTGCGGTCGCCTTGGCGGCGATCACTTTTACGCCTCTCGATGCTGGATTCGCTCGGAGCCGGGAAAAACTCTTCGATGCCGCCAATCTGCCCATGTCGATTGAGAGCAGCGGCAATTTTTCTGCAATCGGCAAGACGTGGCACCCGCCTACCGGACTCATAATGAGCGATTGCCGCCTGGGTCAGCCCCACTTCAGCGGCGAGCTGCGCCTGGGTCAGCGATGCCAGCAGACGCGCATCTTTCAAGGTGGACATATCGGTCTCCAGTCGTAGACAGCAAAAAGACTACATATCGTAATAAATAAAATCAACATCAATTACAGATCGTCTATGGCGCCTCAGAATACACGCCGTAATAATCACAAGATGAAATGGTATGAAGCCGTCCGAGCCCGGCTAGATGAACTCGGCATCAGTCAGGATGCTTTCGCCGAACGCATTGGCGTAACGCAAGGCGCGATAGCCCATTGGCTTGCCGGTCGGCGCGAGCCGAAGCTGGACGTCATCAATCGCGTCCTTTCTGAGCTGGGCTTGCCGCAACTGATCTACCACGACCCCGCCGAACTTGAGGGCGGCCAGGCTATTCCGCAAAAAGCTTGGAGAACCGTCGCAATCAAAGGGACAGCACAACTGGGTCCAGAGGGGTACTGGGACGCACTGACAAGCGCAGACGGCTGGCTCGACGTACCCACCAACGACCCAGACGCCTACTCCCTACGAGTAAAAGGCGACTCGATGGCACCCGCCATTCGCAATGGCTGGGCTGTGTGGTGCGAACCCAACCACACGCTAATCCCAGGTGAATACGTGATGGTGCGTCGCACCAACGGTGAGTGCACGGTCAAAGAACTGCTCTACGAAAACCCGACCGAGGTCAGCCTGATGGCCGTCAACGACGGCTATGGCCGGCTGACTATTCCCAGGGAAGAGATCGAACAGATTCACTATGTCGGCGGCATCGTGCCACCGAGCAGGATCAGGTACTGAGGCGCGGCATGCTCGACGTATCCTTTAGCCAAGTAGCAGCGACTCCGTACCTGCTTACTTGTAGGCAGGATCGTCTATCACGGCGTCGCCCTGTAGCCTTAGCCTAAAGCCGGAACTAGCTTGGAATGGACTCACGCCCCTCGCCATGTTGCTCCCATACCCGCCGAGCGGTATCAAATAGGCCTAGCGCATATTTAACCTATAGGTTAAATTGCCTAAACCGGAGGCTAGCGTGGAGCTGAAGGTACTGCTAAGTGGTCGATGGCGGATTCTGTCCCCAATCAGCAAGGGGGCTCAGTCGATCACTGAAGAATTTCTAGATGGCTTGGCTGCCAGCTTCCAGAGCAACACTGCTGGTCTGCTGGTGATGATGGAGCAACACAGCGAGCATGGACCCGAGCAATTCAACACGGCTCAGTGTCACTATGTAGACCAGCGAGAGCAGATCTATGAGTACATCAAAGGCCGCCTACGCCTTTTCTGGTTTGAAGACGATGACCGTGTCGTTGTGTGCATGCACGGCATCGTAAAAAAAGACCAGAAAACACCACGGCGAGACATTGACCGCGCCAAGCGCGTCAAAGCTACTTACATGCAGGCTAAAGCCGAAGGCAGCCTGACATTTATCGAAGAGGAGTGATTGGCATGACCCGGTCCTTCAAAAGCCGCCTGAGCACGATCAAAAAGACCCACAGCTATCGAGTGGAGAAAACGAAGCACGAGTTCGTCAGAGGCCTTACCCGCCTGCTGAAGCTCAAAGGCATTTCAAATTCCGAACTGGCTCAGCGTATGGAGACCAGCAACGCTTACATCACCAAAGCCCTGCGAGGCGACAGCAACTTCACCATCGACAGCATGGTTAAGCTCGCTCACGCAGCTGGCGCCAATCTGCACATCCACGTTGCGGATATCAACGCCAACGTGCGTTGGCTTGAAGCGCACGCCGGTGGCAGCACTTTCGCCGATAGTCGCGAAAAAGCTAAGCCTGACAGCGTAATCGCTAGCATGAAAGACATCAGGGACGCCTTCCATGAAGACCGCCGCGTTTACGCTTGAGCATATTTTCTATCCTGAGACTACCGTCAAAGCGAATATTGACTACGATAGAGAACACGATACCCCGCCCAGCGAGCCCGAGGTCAAAATCACGATCCCTCAGCACGTTGGGGACCAGGAAGACCCGATTTTGCAGATAGTGCTGACCGTAGCGGTAAGCGCTGCGTCTCCCTCGGACCGCTATGAGATAGCAGTGCTATGCGTTGGGAGATTTAAGTCGAGTGAGGATATATCCTTCCAAGACTTCGCGAAGCAAGTGATAGTCAGCGGCCCCAATATGCTTTACAGCGCAGCTCGTGAGCACGTTCTTGGCCTGACTAGCCGAAGCGCCTGGGGAGAGTTCAACCTTCCCGCTGTGGTGTTCGACCCTGACGACTTTCACAGGCCCGAGTAACTAGACCCCGCCCCGGCGGGGTTTTTGTTGCTAGATATAATTACATATAGTATTGACCGTCAAACAACAATCTGTAATTGTTGCCTCGTCTCCACCACAGACGAGGTAATTCCTCATGGCAACAGCCACCCTGCACGTTCACCCGACGTGCGCCTCCAACCGCAACCTGATCGAACGCCTGCAAGCCGCCACCGGCATGCTCGTCGTCATCAGCAGCGGTAAGCCAAAGCTCCAGGCCCGCACCAAAGCGAACACCACCCCAAACAACCCATGGGGAGGTGACGCCGCATGAACCGCCTTCTCCTCAACACCGCCGCCCTCATACGGCTGGAAGCTCAGGTGCGCCTCAACGGCACTTTTCAGCACCGTCTCACCGCCGAAGGCCCACACCGCAGCGTGCTGGCCACCGTCGTGATCGAGCAGTGCAGCCAAGGCATTCACGTCGGGGTTACCCACAACGGCACCCGCCACAGCCTGTGCGTCACGCTGGACAACCAGCGCAGTGACAACGGCACCCGCGTGGCCCGCTTCATCGAATCGACGGTCAACGGCGATGCCGCGTCAGGCGTACCCGATGTGGACGAGTACCTGCTCGTCAGCGACCTGGAACTGATGCTACGCACGGCCATCCGCTGCGGACGCGGCACCTACTGGCTACCCGCCCACGAGTTGGAGCCGGAACTACTGATCAGCCGTCACCCACGTGGCAGCTATGACGCTCAGCTGCGCATCGACGATGCGGCCGTGCAGTTCACCCTCCCCGCCGACAGCAAGCGCGCTTACAGCGTGCTGGTCGACCACCTGCGCCGGTTCCTGCAGGACTACCGCGCCGCATTCAGCGCAGCAGCATAGGAGGTGCCCGGTCATGAGCCTTTCTCTCAAGTTCGCTGCCGAGCGCCTGGGCCTCGGCCATCGCAAGCTGATGGCGCAGATGCGCACCAAGGGCCTGCTGGGTAGCGACAACCTGCCTGCCCACCCCGACCGGGACAAGGCGTTTCTGGTCACCCGCGAGAGCCAGTGGTTTCACCCCGAGTGCGGCATGCAATACCAGCGCGCTACCCGCGTCACGCCTGCTGGCCTGCCTTGGCTGGCCCAGCAGCTCGGCATTGACCGCCCGCTGCCAGAGCCCCAGCCGGACCCGCGTGATGTCGCATAACGCCACCGGCTGGCCACGCCAGTACGCCCACCAGATCCTCGCCATGCACAGCAAAGAGGAACGGCGGGCCGCACTGGCCGAGGTGCCCGAGCACCTTCGTGACCTGACCCGCGCCCACGTAGAGATCGCCTGGAACCACCCCAAGGGGAACACCAATGGACAGCAAACTGATTGACGCCCTGCTGATCGAGCTGCTGCAACTGCCCGAACAGCGCCGCACGCCGGAGAAGATCCTGGCCAACCTGATGCTGGCGGCCACCGCTGCCGGCGTCTCACTCACCACGACCGCCGCACCGCTGCAGGTCGAGCACCTGCAACTGGCCGCAGCGCTTGAACGCCTGGCCAACGACCTGGGCGCCCAATACACCAGCCGCGCCATGCTGCGCCTGGGCGTGGGCATCGAGGGCGTCGAGCTGGGCGCCGTGATCGAGCCTCGTTCCAGCACCTCGCCCCTGCCGCGCTTCGTGGCCTTCGGCGCCAACGCGCGGGCCACCCTCGCCGGCATCAATCGCGAGATCCGCGCGCACAACGCACCCAAGGCCATCGCACCGAAGCCGCCGCGCATCGGCAAGCTCAGCCTGCGCACGCTGGAAACCCAGCTCGACAAGGCCACCGCATGAGCCAGGCCCAGCACGAACTGCGCCTGCGCCCTGCGCCGCGCCCCGGCACCGTGGAACTGCTGTACCGCACCCTGGGCGACGTGCTCGTGCCCGTCGACCAGGTGCGCGTGCGCTACTTCCGCAACCTCAACGAAGACAACTTCGCCCGCGCCCTCAGCGCCGGCCGCGTCCCGCTGCCCGTCACCACCCTCGACAGCAGCGCCAAGGCCGCCCGCTTCATCGACATCCGCCACTTGGCGGTCCTCATCGACCACGCCTCGGACGTCGCCGACACGGCGCTGGACGAGGCCATGACCATCGCAAAGGAGGCATGACCATGCACCAGGCCACCCGCCCAAGCCTCGACCGCCTGAAAAAACAGGCCAAGAAGCTCAAGAAGGAAGCCGGAATAACGCACTGCCAGGCGCTGCACCTGATCGCTCAGAACCACGGCTACAACACCTGGCTGAGCCTGCGCGCCGCATACGAACAACAAGCCACCCACTGACACCACACCGCTGCCACCACCAGCGAAACACCACCAAGGAGTACGCCACCATGCAACTCGAAACCCACCAGCTCTACGCGCTGTTCTCGATGCTCGCCATCACCGCCGTGCTGATCGGCCTCAGCTACTGCTCCGGCCTGCGCACCGGCCGGGCGGCCGGCTACAAGCAAGGCCGTGTAACTGCCGCGCGATACTGGAATGGCTTGGTAAACGCCCTGAGGGGCGAACAGGCAGAACTGCGCGGCAGGCTTGCCCGCGAAGAGCAACTGACCGAGAGCCTCCGCCACCGGGCCGACACACTGCGCACCGCCCTGCACCAGGAACAGGCCGAGCACAACACCATCGTCCAGGACCTGCTCGACGAGCTGCAGCGCGTGCGCGGCAACAGCCTAACCCTCGACGACTGCCAGGCCCTACGCCGCGCGGCCCGCCTCCTCGGCTATGCCGCCGACACCGTCCGCAAAAGCGGCACCACCAAAGCCAACCAGGCAGCAGAAGCACAGGGCCAGGTAACCGACATCGCCGATCGCCTGCACACCGCCCTCACCGCCCCGGAGCTGATGGCACAGATGGCGGACAGCTGCATTACCGACACCGACATGATCGAGTGGCTGGAAAGCGAAGCGATCGCGAACGGCGAGGAAGAGCAGGTCACGCTGTATTTCCCAGTCGCGATGCCCGAAGAGGGCCTGCCCACCCTGCGCGACATCCTCCAGTTGGCCATCGAACAGCACCAGGGCCGTAAACCAGCGCTGAGTACCTGGGAGCGCGTCGACGCCCAAGTCCAGCCCGCCGCCCCGATGTGCATGTGAGGTGCCGACCATGACCCGCCGCACCTACCCCCTCGCCCGCCTCACCCCCGAGGCCGCCGGCAAGGCCCTGCACGACCTCGACCGCGCCACCGCGCGCATCGAGCAGCTGCAGACCGAACACAACGCCCTGCAGCACGCCATCCGCGCCGAGCTGGGCACCGAAACCCTGTGGCGCCTGCAGGCCAACGCCCGCAACGCCATCGCCCTGCAGCAGCTGCAGGCGGAGGTGGCCGCATGAACGCCCCGGCTTTTGGTTACACGAATGTGGTCAGTTTGGCTGATACACAGCGAATTTCGGGCAATATGATTCTGAGCGACTTCAACAAATCAGGTGTCGCTCATGCCCCGAAAACCACCCCTGTACTGGCTATTGCTGCTGACTATTCTGCTGGCCGCAGCGCTATACGCAACGCCGGTGCTGTAGCCCTCGCCACCGCATCCACCCAAGCCCCGACCGTGCGACAGCACGGCGGCGGCCGGGCACGCAGCACCCTGCGGACTCAGCAGCCGAGCGGCCGCCCTGCGCGCTCGACCGGTGGCGAGATAAACAGTCTCTGCTGCGCAGCAGCAGGCATTATCGCTCTTGCCTCCCGCCCCTGCGGAGCCCGCGCATACCCCCTGACAGGCGTGCGCCGGGCCGCGCACCCTGCTGCCCCGCTTCGCTCATCGCCCCGCCCGCACGCGCAGCCTGTCAAGGGGTATATAGCTTGCCGCCGCTTAACTAGAAGGCTTCATTCGAAGACGTCCGAGAGCTTCGCGAATAGCATTCGAACTCTCATTGAGGATGATCAGGCCTCTCAGCGAGTCTATTTCTTTGGACTCGATCAGCAACCTTGCCTGCAAAATGCTCTGCTCAAGACTGCCCCGAATAATGAGAAAAGGCTCAACCATTTCCGGTCTTGGCAGCTCCGCCAAACTGATCCCTTGTATTGCAGAGAGATAATATTCAGACCGCACAAGCAGCTCTCGCTGCGACGTGGTGGTGCCTCTTCGCATAATCTCAAAACTTTGAAACAGGTCACTAGCCACCATAGAGGCACGCTCAGCAAGCTCAGTAACCACTACCTCCACAACACGCTCTTTACTGCGCCTGACTTTCGCTTGTTCACGCGACTGGTGGGAGGCGATAAAGACCGCAGCGAAGACAGCCCCCAAACTCCCTACCGCGCCGAGCCAACCAGGGCTGTTTTCTTCAAGCACTCCGTAATGAACAAAGACACCGATCAGCAAAAAGATCGAGGTGATCCCGACAACCCACGCCCAGAGCACCCAAAGGCTCGCCTCTACCATTACTCCCACAGCGCCCTTAAGCCCCGCGACGTGCTCACCAGAACCAAACCTCGCCATACGTTTCAACTCGTCGCTAACCATGTCAGGCCCAGCTTGCCGGCACGCGGGCTGATCGTCCAGGGAGGAGCGGCATGAATCAGCCACCACTACGCCGCCCATTCACGCGCAGCAAAGCCCCCGGCGTGCTGCGCATGAGCGAGATGACCGGCATCTGCGATATCTGCAAACGCCACCGTTGCCAGGGCAACCACACAGCATGCTCCCGCCAGAGGCAGGAGAAGTATCGGCACCTATGGGAGGCGCAAGGGTGAAGAACTCACTACCCAACCCGCAGCTGACGACCGCCTGCATCAGCGCAACAGTAAGCACCGGGTTCACAGCCACCACAGCGAACGGAAAACCGGCACGCCTGGCGATCGTGGACGAGGACGGCAATGTGATCGAGAGCGGGGCTGACGTCGGCTGGGCAGCCTGGCGCGTGTGCGTCGAAGTGCAGGAGAACTTCTGGCAGGGCCAAGGCCACCTCATTGTTCACGCCGGCCCGCCCGAAGCAAATGCCGAAGAAGATGTAAGCGCTGCTGCGTAAGGTCGGTTAGAAACGAAGGGGCAGCCATGGCCGCCCCTTTCGTCAGTAACTTGCGTATAGATGACTCACACATGTGCCGCAGACCGGCCTACCATGTTCAGCACTTTGCAACCGAGCCTTGACCTCGTTCTCGCAAGCGAAGAGCTTCCCATCTTTCTCGCTGCTATCCATCTTCCTGCAAATGGATTTCGCCGGCACCGAGCAGCTTTTCCGGTCATCTTTCATTTTTCCCTCGAAGATATGATATTCCTCGGTATCCTTTTTCTTGTAACAGGTAAAAACTGTCATGCGGGGTTCCCTACACTGATAGTGGCACGTCGCCATGCTCTAAGCTAAGGGCAATCTTCAGCTTTTCAAGGTTAAACGCCACGCTCAACGTAAGGCTCTGCGATCGGCACGCGATACCCATGATCCCGATCGCCGATTAACCTCTAGCATCACTTGCTGGCCAGCCCGTGACACGAGCAATACCGCAATGGTTTTGCTTTTCACGTCTGGCACCACGCCCCGCGCATACACCACAATCCTGCTGAACGTATCGAGCACCAACTGCCGCAACTGCTCGCGGGCTGGGCTGTAGATGTCCTGCGCCTCATCAGCCAGGCGCTGCCACTGCTCGGCGGCGGCCGGCGTATGGCCTCGCCCCTGCATCGCTTCTTCCAGCTCCAGCTTCGCGGCCTCGGCCTGCAGTTGTAACAGCTCCGCCTCCAGCTCCCGCGCCTTCCGCACAAAGGCCAGCGGCGCAGCCGCCCCATCATCTGCCAACAAGGCGTCCGTCACGCGCGACAGTTGTCGCTCGACCTCGGCCTGCTTGTTGCGGCATACCTGCAGGCGGCGCCGTACGCCCTGGCCATCATCCACAGCTTCCATCAGCCGGGTCAGATTCATCTGGTCCGAACAGTACGACAGCAGCGCCTTCTCCACCGGCACCACGCTGCAACTGGAAGCCTTGCAGCCCGCCCCCGTACTGTACGAAGTGCAGTGCAGCCGACGATGGCCATCGAGCAGGGTGCCGTCTTCACGAGCGCGGGTGAGCATGTTCTGCGCCGTCAATGCTGTGCCGCAGTAGCCGCACCAGGTAATGCCGATACCGGTCACGATACCGACGATGTCGCTGGCACCGCGCCGGCCGTGCCGGTTGCTCGTCGCGCCCTGCAGCTCAAGGAACTCTTCGTCGCTCAGCAAACGTGGGTAGTAGTCTTCGAGCAGGTAATCCTCACCATCGATGCTGATGCGCTTGGCACCACGCAACGCCGGCAACTTCACCAGGCGATAGATCTGGTGCCCTGCAACGCCTCGATCACTCAAGGCATAACCTCGTTCGGCCATCTTGCGGACGGCGCGCGTGGCGCCATCGCCCTGCCTGTACAACTCCAGCGCGTAACGCACGGCCTCGACGCGCTCGGGGACCAGCTGCCACGCCTCACCATCCCACCGCAGCCACTGTGGATCTTTCCCGTTGCGAATCAGCCCGCGATAGGTGCCTGCTTTCCAGCCCTCGCACTGCCGGCGAATCGCAGCCTTCACCCGCTTGCTCTTCGTGTCGGATTCCTCGTGCGCGCGGATCATCACCAGCAGCGAGTAGACCAGGTCCATCGGCTGCGCCTTGAGCCCAGCGCGGTTGTACTCCCGGCCGTCACTGGCAGTCACCACCGTGATGCCGGCGTTGATAATCTGAGCCAGTTGCGCCTGCGCCTGGATCGGCTCGGCCCGGCTAAGCCGATCCAGGCCCTCGACGATCAGCACCGACCCATCGGGAATGCGGCCCTCATCCACTGCCAGCAAGAACGCACCGAGCGCGCCCTGCTTGACGTGCTGCTGGTGATAAGCCGACAACCCCTCATCCCGGAGCGATAGCGACTCGTCCAGCACCAACCCCCGATCGGCAGCCCACTTCTGTGCATACTGCAACTGACGATCGGCACTGCTACCTATGGCTTGCCTAGGATCGGAAAACCGCAA